ATCGAAGCGTTGCTGCTCGCGCTCTGCGGCACGGATGAGCTCAATGAGCTCAAATGCTTCGCTTACAGGGATTCCATGAAGGATGGTGTGTCGATCCCATCCGTAGCTTCTGGCGATGCGGTCAATGACGACAACGCCAAGCTTTCTACTGTCGGCGCTGCTGCCTCCGCTGCTTGATTTAGAGCCCGCCAAACCACTTGAATCAGCGAGCTCAGACCTTTTCCCCCACCAGCCCCACTTTTGCTGGCTAGTAAGTCAAGGGCTGCGGAGGCACGCTTGCGTGCCACTTCCAAATCAAGTTGCTTGAGCTCTTTGACACTCTCATCTATCGCTGCGGTCAAAGCCTCGCCATCATAGGCGGCTTCAAACTTAGCTTGCGGCAGTTCCATCAGTGCAACCAGGCGCAGTGCCGCGTTGATAAACGCGGGCGCCGTACTGACGCCCGCGCTAAGCAATACTTCACGGTTACCTGGTTGATCGTAGGCACGCAGTTCACTGCCCTGCACTCTTTCAGCTAGTTGCACAGCATCTTCTTCGATCGCTGCGCTCAACGCTGCCGCAACCTGTGCGGCTTCTTCAGCTGTCAATGGCCGATCGGTGCCGTCACGGTGCTTCGCTTTGTAGCTCTGCATTTTGCCAATGAAAAGGTCAGTGTTTTCGTCAACCAACTCTTCAAGCAGCAACATCGCCTGTTCAAAGCGTGCAACCGTAACAACCTTATTTACTTGCGCCCCTTTAGTAGCAGGCGGCCTTTTGGCCGCTGCCATCAGGCGTATGTGGTGGTGTCACCGGACAGGACAACGATGCTGAGCGCTGGCGTTGCACCAGTCTTGAGGCACTTGCCGCCCAGCGTCAGTTCGATTTCTCCACCTTCTGGCTTGGGTGCAACATCCATTGTTGATGGATCAATAGCCACATTCGGCGTGGTGATCGTGGCGGTGCGCGTAGCGCTCCGCGTGAAAACCTGCGTCATGCTGGCGTAGAACACGCCAGAATCAGGGGCTGTGCCGGTCGCTGGCGTTGCGCTGCCGTAGATCGCCTTGCGGAACTTGAGCAACGTGTCATCAGTAGTAATGCTCTTCCAACTGCGGGTGATGACACCTTTGCCTTCGATCAGCTGCAGCGGTGTAACGCTGTCGCCAAAAAATGGCTTCATCTGCGTATCAACATCAAGGTGTGCCTCTGTGATCTCGCTGATGACAGTGCCATCAACACTGAATGAGCCAGTGGCTTCTGTGTGCAGGTACGGTGTGCTGGCATCCTCTGTCTTAGCCCAATCGGTGGCAAAGGTCTTGGCAGCACTTAGCGCTTGAATGTCAAGCGTGCCTTTCAATACCTTTTCACTGAATGTGCTGACCAACGACATTTTCGCAATCTTCGCATCTGTGTACAGGGCGCGTTCTGGGCCAACGGTTGAACCAACCTTCTGTGCCCAAGACCCCCACCCCCCGCTGACGCCGCTGCTGGAAATGGTGTGCGTCCAAGGGTCTGCAGAACCTGTGACAACATCAACACCAAGAATCTGAGCGCAGTACAAACCAAGATTCTCAGGCTGCATCTGTAGCGTCACAGAGCCAACTTCGCCACCAACCATTTCAACGTACATGCTTGGGCTAGCGAAACGCTGCCCATCGATGTACTCCTGGCTGCCCAAGCTCTTATTGCTGTTTAGGTGCCCTGTCTCCCACTTAGGTCGGTTGTAGCCAACTGTGGTGGTTGAAGCAGTGGCAGGTGTGCCTTTAGCTGACTGGCGGCCAAAGTTTAGTGAGCCAATACCGGATTCAATAGCAACTGACATCAGATGTTCTCCTTCTTGGTGGTCTTTTCAGGGGTTGCGTCAATGAAACCGTTTTCTTGACGTAGTTTGTTCTCAACAAGTGCATTGGCAACTTCAACGGTGCGTGTTCCAGGCACGATGCGTGCCAAGTCGCCCTTGCCAAGCTTCTCAGCGGGCTTGATAGTGATGACGCTGCTGCTGTCAACCACTTCGCCGCCAGAGATCGTTGGCACGCTCAATGCGATGCCAATGGCGCAAAGGGGCTCTGGCTCGCCAGCTTGCGGGTTGGCAACTTCAACACCGTCTTTGATGATCACCGCTGGCGCAACGCCAAGATGATCGGGGTACATCAGAAATACGCTCATTCTGTGTGTCCTCCTTGGACATAGTTAGGCAACCCTTGGCGCCATCGCCAAAGGCTTCAGACAACCTGCAGAAAAGATCTAGGTGGTGAGATTGGTGCGGCGCACACCAAGGCGATACGCGGCAACGCGGTCATACGTCTGCGTGTCACCGTCATACACAAATGGCAGTGGCTGTTCTGCACGCCAAATGTTGCTGTACTCAACCAGCACACTGTTCATCTGCCAACCGTGCTTGCCGTTCAAGCTGCCAGTTGGGTGAAGCAGGCCGCGAATGCCGCGGTGTACGAGCTTGCCAGGTGCCGCTGTGCTGCTTCTCACGATGATGTCTATGAAGGTTTCATCTAGGTACGCCTCAAGCGCGCCATTCATCGGGCTGCCAGTCTGCGTATCAATCAGCGTCACGGTCGTTGTTTCCACCTTCGCTTGCTGAGCGGTGTAGCTGCCACGCGCCTTCCCTGGCAGGCGTGCGCCGTCGCGCGGCTGAATCCAAATGCTAGGCAGCACAGCTGATGGCGTGGCGTTAGGTAGCTGCCCAACGCCTTGAGCAACTAGGTACGTTTGCAGTTCTTCAATGATGAAGAAGTCACCCATCAGAATGCGCGCCTAGCTGCCGCGGCAATGAAAGCTTCATACTGTGGGCGCAGTTCAAGCAAGGGCCGTTCAATGTACTTGCGGCCAGCGAAACCTGGATAGTTCACGCTGCGCACAGGATGCGCCGCACCCTTCCAAAATAGGGCTTTCTTGTTCGTCGGTGTGATCACATGCGGCGCTACGCCTTCATGCACTGGGATGGCGTACTCACTGACTTCGCCACCAGTCAAGACCATTGCGCTGACAGCGTTGCCGCTGGTTGCGCCACCGGCACCCATGTTCATGGTGCTGTTGATGCTGGCATCTTCAACATGAATGGATGCCTTCAGATCACCGGTTGGGCCCACGGGTGTCACCGCTTGGCAACGGCCTTGCAGATCTTCTGCTGCTAGCTGCACGGCGCTTTGTAGTGCGGCCAAGGCTTTGGCTTCTATCGCGGCTTTGCCGATGTATTTGAACTCAGCCATTCAGCGGGTCGCTTTTGGCTTGCTCATCGATTGGCTCCCAGCGGATGCCGTTGTCGCCTGGGTACGGCTTGGTGTGATCGAAGAGGCCAGTGAAGATGTCATCAGGGATCTCTTCAGGGAACGCATCGCAACTGAATGGCCCTTGGTAGTGGATGCAGCTATTGCATTGGTTGCTATTTGGCATAACCAAACTCTCTTAGCACGGTTTCGTAGGCGGTTCTCACAGAAGGTGGCACTTTGGTGCCTTCCAACACTGCTGAGATCGTTTCGGCAAACAGTTCTTCCATATTTTTCGCTGCGTACTCAGACACTTGCAACCGCTCAAGCTTCGGTATCCCAGCTATTAGCTCTTGCCAACGCTTAGCGAAGCCAGGTGTTTCGTACATCAGTGCGTGGCCTGCCTCATGTATGCCAGTGACCTTGATGGGGTTGGCGGTATTTGCGTCTTGCCCAATGACCCATCTGTCTCGCGCTGCAAGTTCTTTCAGCTTTCGATTTGCGGCGCCGCGCGCCTGCCCTGTGGTGGCGTCGGCAAGCTTCTGTTCTGCAACAGTGACCCTTCTGGCCGTCCACGTTTCAGCCGTTCTGCCGTCCTCAATGAATAGCGCTTTGTTCCAGCTTCGATCAGTTCGCAGCAAGTCGTCACGCATTGAGATCTTCCCAGCGCGCGCAGCCCTAGCGTGATGGTAGAAAGCATAGGCTTTTTTGCCGCGTGTGAAGGGCTCAATGCTGGTGAGCCTGATGTCAGTGCCGCCAATGACGGCATCGATGCCATCAACTAGGTCTTGCACAGTCTCAAGCGAATGTTGATCAGTGACGCGCAACTCATCAGCGATGTTGTTGCTGACCCAATCGCGCGCGTCAGAGATTGTTGAGAAGCGTGGCACGCGCGATGCGCCAAGCTTCTTTGTCAGGTCGTTGGTTGGTGTGCCGCGCCCCGCTGACACCTGCCCAGGTGTTTGACGCACAGCGTGTGAAGAGCCTGTGGCGCCTGCCGGTTGTTCAATGCCAGCCCTATTTGCTGCTCTGTATTCCTGGGTTGCAAGGGTCTGCGCTTGGCCTTGCGTCATGCCTTGCCCCATCAACTGATCAACACGGTCAGTGAATGACAACTGCGTTGGCGGTGGTGCTGTTGCGCGGCCCTTCAAGAAAGAATCAAACTCACTGACAACAGGCTCAACAGTGTGCCTGCAGTTAGGGTGAAATGGCGGCATAGGCAGCGAGGATTGATCAGCAACAGATTCGCCCTGGTATTCAGTCACGGTGCCGTCAAGACTGAACAACACGCCCTGATAAGGCGCGCATAGCTTGCAAGCAGAACTGTGGGTGCTGATGCGCCCAAGGTTCACACCATGTGATGCCATCCGCAGTAGCTGGCCTTGCACTACTGCTTCACGGGTTGTTGTGCGCACAACCATTTCGGAATACGTTTGCAGCGCCCACTTCTTACCTGCACGATCTTCAAAGCCTGTGACGCCATCTTTGAATAGCTTCTGAACTTCAGGGTTCTTCAGCATGTCTGCTCGTAGGTTCTTCGCTGCGGTCTGTGCTGAACCGTCAGCACCTAGCAAGCGGCGCACTGCGGCCCTGCGGCCTGCCTGCGCGTAGAAATCTTCAACGCGGCGCCCAACCAAACGATTTGCAGCATTGATCCTGTCCACTGCTGCCACCTGCAGCTGCGTGATCGCTTCGATACTCACACCGTTGAACGTCGCTGGCACCAGCGGTTCACGGCCTACTTGCGCGCCGATCTGCTGCGTCACTTTGTTTGCGCCTTCATTGAAAGCGTCGGCAACGACACGGCGCACTTCGGGTTGAACAGCAGCACCAAGCTGATCAAGGGTTGCGACAACAGCAGCCAACTGCATCCTGCGCTCAGCGGCTTTGAACACGTTGCCGCTTTGCACCGCGGCTTTCAGCTGCGCCATGATTGTGCGCTGCGCCTGCTCAAACGATCGTGCTAAATCCTCAACGATCTTGTCATGCGGTAGGCGCTCTTGGACGGCCACTACGCAACTACTTCACGCTTCAATGTCAACCGCACGCTATCCGCGATCGTATGCGCCGAAATGATCTCTAAGCCCTTCACAACATAGGTGTTCACGATCGCGGGGGTCATGCGATCATCACGAATCGTGACTGTCACAGCCTGCGCATCAGCGCCACTGCTTAGGCTGTGCAGCACCGGACTTGCGGCACTGCCTTGAATCACAAACGTATCTTGCTTCCCGTCATCTTCCCTGTCGCTACCAGTGCGTGCGCTTCGAGCACGCTTTAGGTATCCGTTCACCGCACCACTCCAAAGTGATGTTGTGCCTGAAACGTCGCCGTATCGATCGATTGTGCCAGGGCCCGCCACTTCAATGATTGCCGCGTTTGTCGCTGGCACCGTCATCGCTATGTGCCGTTGTGACGCGTTGCGGCAAAGAATGAATCAAAGCGGCTGCGTTGCTGCCCAGTGCTCATGCCACTCAGACGACGCAAACCGGACTGGTCTAGCTCGTTGACCGCCTGCCGATTGATTGCCCACTTCGCACCAATAAATCTGAAATCAGGGCCTTCAACTCGATCCCATTTCGATGGTTGGAATGCGTCAGGGCTGGCATACAAGTCAGCTGCAAGTATCAATGTCGCGCGCTTCAGTTTGCCCCACTGCCACACTTCAACATCACCAATGTTCACTTTGCGGCCAGTTGTCGTATCGATTGGGCGCGCACCGATCAGGTAGTCCACTTCGCCTTCAGCTGCGCGTACCAAAGCTTTCGCGGCCTCATCCGGCAATGTGGTGCTGCTCACGCCAACTTCAGCTTGCATCTCAGCTGCTGTGGCGTAGTAGGTAGTGATAGCCAAGGTGGGGCTCCTAGGTTGCAGGGGTGAAGCAAAAGCAGCGGCACAGAATCGAACTGCGCCAATGCCCAAGCCACTCAGATGAGTGGCAAACCACTCAGATGAGTGGCGCCAGGGCGCTGCTGAAACCTTCTTTAGAAGGTGACGGTGGCGCAAGCAAGCGCGTCAGGGCGCACAACCTTGGCGCCATAAACATGCAGGCCCTTCAGCGCATCACTGAACTGGCGTTCTGGCCGGTATGCGTGCACTGAATCGATCTGATTTGCAACCGTGATCGTTTGCGGTGAACCAGCAAGCACCTTGTACTTGCTCGATGCAACCGAAACATTCACGCTTTCGTAGATGTCGATGCCAGCAGCGCGCCCAACGAGGCCACTGATCAAACGTGCATCACCAGCTTCAGCACCTGAAGCAATGAAACGCGTGTCCTTTAGCAGCAGCGCCGTGAACTCTGGCGGCACAACAACCCAACGGCCCGCTTTGCTCACGTTGCTCTTGGTGAGCTTCACACCAAGATCAACCAGCGTTTCATACGCATTGCTGGAAGTAAGAGCAACAGGCGTACCTGTTGAACCGATCAGGTTTGCAGATGATGCGCTTGCATGAAGGCCAGCGATGTACTGGTCAAGGTTGTCTGCGAGCGCGTAGCCAGCTTCAACCATTGCCTGATCCATAACGCGGGGGGTCTGCTGCGCAGCGTCTACATCATCCAACTGGAAGTTGAACATCTGCTGCTGGTCAATGTTCAGTACGATCTGCGCATCCGTGAGGGTTTCAGCTGCGGCATGGTCACTGCTCTTTGTGTACGAGCTGACAGTGACGCGGCCAATCGCATTGATCTTGACTGAACTACCGGCAGTAACGTCGCCCTGGTAGTCGGTATTTGCAACTGATGCGTACACCAGCGACTTGTTTAGGTTCTCAAGCAAACGGGCTGACCAGATTGCTGGAATAAAGTTATTCAATGACACTTTCAATGCTCCTTTGGTTTAGTTAGGTGCTACGCAGCCCAGGGGCCGCTACTGCTGACTGGACAGCACACGGTTCACTTCTGACTGATCCAGTGCGCTGATTTGTTGCGGGCTCATCGCCTTCAACTCATCGAGCGTGAGGCTGCTAGAGGCATCGCCACTGATGCTGCCGCCCGTCTTGACAACCTGCGGTGTGTCAATCAGGTACTGCTTTTCAGTTGCGAGCGCTTGCAAAGCTGATTCAACTGCTGCTTCATCATCTGCTTCAATCCCACGGTCACGCAAATGCGCTATGGCATCCTGCGGATCACGGAACTTCAGACGCTGCGCAACCATTGAAATCGTTTGCCGCTGCTCTAGGTTCTTTGCTCTTGCTTCAGCTACCGTTGCGCGCTCTTCAGCTTGCTGCGCTAGCGTTTGGAACTGCCCTTCTTCTTCTAAGCGTGCACGGTTTGCCTTCGCCGCATCCTGCTCTGACTTCTTCGCTGATCGGCGGCTTTCAGCCACTTCACGGCGCAAGCCATCCACTTCTGCTTTCGTCAATGTGACTGAATCATCAATGACTACTTCAGGGGCTGGCTCTTCAACAACAACAGGTGCTTCTGTTTCTTCAACTGCTGGTGCTTCAACTGCATCTTCAGTGTTCATGCTGCTCCTTATGTGTTGGCGCAAGCGTTGATAACCCACGGCTATGTGGGCGCCTATTGCGCATTGGCGGGAACCCGCAACTGCGGGGTGAATCGGCAAAGGTTTATGACGTTGCAGTGACCACAGGCGCTGGCCGTGGCGCCTTCACAGCACGCACAGAACGCTGGGTGACTGTGACCGTTACAACGTGCGTGCGGGGCGCTGGCGTTGCTGCAATCAACGTTGCTGCGGTGATGCCAGCAAGCACCGCAATCGTTGCTGTAAGCGCTCTAACGTGCCTCACCTATCGGTGATTGCGACAAACTCACCGTTCTCTTTGAGTAGGCGATCAATCACGCTGTATGGCATCCAACTCGCAGGCCACTGCGCACCCCAACTATTCTTGATGAGCACCGCGCCAGTGCCACCACGCTTCGAATCGCTAGCGCCAACGATCGTGACGCAATGCCCGCCGCGGATAGCTCCAAGCTGACCTGTTCCAATCCAGTATTCACCAGGATTCGTGCCCTTCACTGGCGTATCAAAGCCGTGGTACCAGTTCACGCCAATCGCCATTGGCACACCCATCGCTAGGCAAGCACGCACCCCATCAACACCACCACTTGTTGGCCCAATCCAACGGTATGCAGCAATGCCCTCATGCAGATTTGGTGGCTGATCAACACCGTTGACGATGCGAACGTGGCCCTGCGCTTTCAATACCTGCGCAGCGGCATGAACGGTTGTGCCAGTATCAGCTGATGGGTTCTGACCATTCTGCTTCTTTGCAGCATTCCAAAGCCATTCTGGGTGATAGCGGTGGTCACCTTCACCCGCACTTGTCCTGTTGTTTTCAGCGGTCATCAGCATCGAACAACCGTAACCAACACAACTTGAATGCTGCCCCTGACTGATCCCCAAAGCCCATTGCGGTAGAGGCAGCAGCACTTCAACTGCGCTGGGTGCCATTGGCACATCCAAAGACCAAGCAGCCAGGTGTGAAAGGTCGCTGCTTTCGATTCGGCCCAACGGTAGATCAGTCATAGCTATGCTCCTGCGTCGTCGGTTTCAATGTGGTCAAGTAGCGGCGGCACTGGCGTGTACGTCTGCCCAATGTCCACTGCGATGCGCGCAACTTCATCTTCAACTTGCTGATCAGTCCAGTCGTCATGCAAGCACCTAACGGCGCTTTCGCGGCTCATAATCTCTGAGCTGACACTCAATGCCAGGTTGCGGATCTCTTCGCCTTCATCTTCAGGCAAAACGCTGCCACGCTCAACGCTAGGCGCAAAGCCCGCGTACAAGTACGGCCTACCAAACCCACCATTGATTTCAGGCAGCTGATCAACAAGCATTGCCAACTGCAAGATCTTCGGTAAGTTGGTATCCCACTCGCGGGCCTTTCCTTTAGCCGCGTTCACGGTTGGCATGAAGCGCAACCTGATCGCTGTGCCACTGTCAGAGCTGCCGCCCGTCACATCAGTGCCAATGAACTGCGGCACCAACCCCACACGGCTCAAGATTGTGCGCTCAACTTCTTGCGTGTGCGCAATCAACGGTGCCGCATCAAAGCTGTATTCCACTGCGGTCACAGGTGGCTTATCGCTGCCACCGCCCAAGACACCGCCACCTGGGTCAGTGATGATCACATCATCACCCGTTGGGAAAGACGGCAGCCCTGTTTCATCGGTGCTCATCATTGATGCGTTAGCAAACAGGCGCTTCTTCGCGGTCAATCGTGCGTTCTCCGCACCGATAGTGCGTGCCTCATTGAGCTCAAGCAGCAGCCCTTCAATGCGGTCGTACTCACTGAAGCCAAGGTTGCCGCTTGCAGTGAAACCGTTTTTGACGCGGCCCGCCAGCATTGGTAGGCCGTGGTTCCATTCTTCCATGTACGTCGCAGTGATTTCTTGCGCGGTCAACGGCACCTGCGTGCCAAGCTTGTCACGGCCTCCCATGAACAAAGCGTTGATCACATGACCATCACTGTGCACCTGGGCTAGTCGGTACCACCGTTCTGTGTTGCCGTCGCCTTCAGTACCGATGTGCTGAACCAGCGCGGCTGCCACTAGGCGCTTGCCGCGATACAGCGGCACTACGTTCATGCGGCTGATCCACTCCAAGACAGGCACATCAGACGCGTCACGATCAACAAATAGATGCCACCACACTTCGCCTTCGCTAACGCATCTAGCTTCTGCGGCCCATAGTTCACTGTCAAGTTGGTTCTCTTCAACAATGTTTGCTAGCCACACATCATCTTGCGTTGAATCGCTAGCGGTCAGTTCACTGACATCAATACCATCAGGCCCGTTCACATCCACTTCAATGTCATCACCAAACAAGAAATCTGCGTAGCCTTCAGCGATGCGTGCGGCAAGCGGGTCAATGATGTACTGGCGTGGGCTGTCACCAACAAAGAGTGTGCGGCTGCGGTCATGCCAGTTGGCGATCGTCTTGATGATTCGCTCATCCGATTCGTAGAAGGCGCGGCGCCTGCGTATTGCATTGATTGGCTTGCGCTCACGCTTCAAAGGCCAGCAATCAGTGCGCTGCAGTTCAGCCAGCAATGCTGGTGCGAAGCTTTGCAAAGTGGTTGTGCTCCTTGTTAGTCGGTTGGAAGTTGTGCGGCCAACTGCTCACCTGGTTCAGCGGTCAAGGTGAGCAAGGCGTCAGCGCCGTGGTCATCACCCTTCACTACTTTGCCATCTGTGCCGCGCTCAAGTTTGCCCATCTGCCGCAAGAGTTCTGGGCATCCAGTTGGGCTGATTGCCAGCTGCCCGCTCTGCTCATCCTCATAGGTGCGGCGCATCAAAAACTGGGTGTAGCTGACCGCCAAGGTTTTGTACTTGCTGAATGGGATTGCAAGCCACCTGGCATTCGCGCCCATCGCGCCTTTGTATTGGCGTCTGAACTCACGGTGGATGACGGGCTCAGCTGCGTCGAAGCGTTCAAACGCTGCCGGTTGCCCAGTTGCGCGCACTGCATCGCACACCGCGGCTGTTGTCAATGCAAGGTCACGGCCATCATCGAACACTTCAGCGAACACATACAGCCCGTTGCCAGGGGTGCGGTGCGCTAGCAGAACGTGCGTGTGCACACCCCAATCAATGCCTAGCCACACGGGGCCGCTGGGCTTCTCATCAGCAGCGTCATACGCAGCACCCAGTGCGGTTGCTGCAGCCAAGTGCGTCTGGTCATAGACCAGGTCAGCATCAGGGCTCAAGAACGCATCAGCTGGCTCTTCTGGGTATTCAGTTTTGAAGCGGTCATGGTCGCCCAACATGCGCATTGTGCGCTGCTTCCACGCTTCATCACGCCCTGGGCGCACATCCCACGGGAAAAAGAACGGTTGCAACGCGCTTTCACCGCTCACCGCTCTCGCCCATTGCGCAGCGAACTCGCTGCCGGTGCCACCGGTCTGTGCTGACCCGTTGCCTGTGCTGACTACTGCGAGCCTGCCACCACCATCAATGGTTGGTGTGAGTGCCCGCCAAATCTCATCCGCTTTGCGTTGGAACGCAAACTCATCGGCAATCACCAGGCCAGCCGTTTCAGATCGTGCAGCTGCGGGGGTGCCAACCAAGGCGCGGATTGTGGACGCACCAACATCTAGTGTTGTTACAGCGTCACGTTCTTTTGCTGGGCGCTTCACATCAGCCAAGATGTGCGTGCTGCCGGTTGATTGTTCTATGCGGTCACGCATCCTGCGGATGCGGTCAAGAAGTTCTGTGGCATCGCCTTCTGTTTTGCAAAGCAGCAGGATGCGCACGCCCTGGTTGAAGATGGCAAGCCACAATGCGAAGGCCAGCACAACCCAGCTGAGCCCAAGCCTGCGCGCCTTCAGCACAATGATTGGTTCACCAGCGTGCATTGCGGTGATCACATCATGTTGGAAAGGCCATAGCTCAAACCTGATCACGTTGCCGTCAGGCTCTTCAATCGTGCAATGGCGTTCAACAAACACGGATGGATCAGCGCCGCATTCACGGCGGTCAAGCTCACCAATGACTTCAGTGAGTTGATCAGTCGTTGAGAAGTTCGCGGGCACGTTCTCGCAGTTCTTCTGTGCTCATCGCGGAAAGGTCAGATGATGCAACTGTGCCAGCGTGCTCAATCTTCACGTTCTCACGGTACTTCTCAGGGCGCCGTGCCTTCAGTAGAAAGATCATCAAGGTGTCGCTGCCATCAATGGCGCGGCGCACAGCAACGGTTTCAAGCTGCTCTGTGCTTTGCTCTTCAACATCGGCCCATGCAACGGCAAAGGTTTCGTCTTGCTGGCGTGCGCGGTAGGCGGTTGAGCGATCGACGCCAGCGGCGCGGCACGCTTCTGTGACGGTGCCAGCTGCAAGCATGGCGGTCAGGAAGGCTGGTTTCCATTCACGCCTTTTTTTTGGTGTTGCGGTTGTTGCGCTCATGCGGC